GAATTTGAATCATGGATTTTTGATGATGTATTAGTCTCAATTGCCAATAATGGCGGCTACATTGCCACTTCTCAAGAAGACACTCCTGAATTAATAATGGCAAGAGCTTTGATCGTTGCTAATAGTGCTATTGAGAATCATAAGCAAAAATTACAGCAAGCAGAAAAGCAAATAGCCACATTGAAACCTAAGGCAGAATTAATGGAAAAAATCATTGATTCTGGTGAGAAGATAGACATCGGACAAACAGCAAAAATACTTGGACTTCCATTTGGACGAAATACATTATTCAAAAAATTGCGCGAACTCGGTATATTCTTCAAAAATAGAAATGAGCCAAAACAGGAATATATTGACAGAAAGTATTTCGAGTTGAAAGAACAATGGATTGATAGAAATAACCATGACGGATTTATGATAGTCAAAGTTCTTGTAACTCAAAAAGGATTAGAATTTATCAATAAAATGATAGATGGAAATAAATCTGATGGAAGACAAATGAAAATTGCATAAAATTGTTTTTGTATTATGCCAACTGAAAAAAAAGTGCTATATTTGCATACAAGCAAGGATATTAGATGTCCTAAATGCAATAGGATTCTTGTTAAAGTGTCGGAGGACACAACCGGAACACTTAATTTCAAGTGTGAAAGATGCAAGGATAGTGTTGCTGTCCTCATAAGAGGTTCGAGCGTCATTGAACGCCAAAAATAGAGCACCAGTTTATAACTCAGTTATACAGAGAGCCATTGATTTCGTAGAAATATACGGGATTGGTGGCTTTTTTTTGTTTTAAAATTATGAATATTCAAAAAATACACCTATCAAAACTTGTCTTGAATACAGGGCAAATAAATGGATTGCCAAAGAATCCAAGATTTATCAAGGATGAAAAATTTAACAAGCTTAAGCAGTCCCTAATCGATGATCCTGAAATGTTGGATCTTCGAGAATTAATCGTTTATCCATTCGGTAATCTGTTTGTTGTTATCGCTGGAAATATGCGATTTCGAGCAGCTCAAGAATTGAAATACGAAACACTTCCATGTAAAGTTCTTTCTCCGAAAACACCAGTCGAAAAACTAAAAGCTGTTGCGATTAAGGACAATATCGGCTATGGTGAGCATGATTGGGATTGTCTCGCAAATGAATGGGACGAAGACCAATTAACAGACTGGGGATTAGATTTGCCAATTTCAAACACCGATGTGAACCTTGATGACTTTTTCGGTTCAGGACCAGAAACAGCAGATAAAAAAGCGAAAATATGCCCTCATTGCGGTAAAAATATAAACGAAACACCAGATGAAAACGACAGTAATAACGAAGAATAAAGTAGAAGGATTTCATTTTTATCTTGAAGCATCCGGCTCTGTTTCTTTTCTTAAAGAAAGACATCGGCATATCTTTTCTGTCGAATGTCGCTTTGAAGTTTCAGACTTAAATCGGGAAATTGAGATATTCTCCCAACAGGCAGATATTGAGTCTTACATTAAAAATAAATACGGCTATCCGGCTGAATTTAATCAAATATCCTGCGAGATGATTGCTTATGAGTTGCTATTAAAATTTAATTGCAGTTACGTAAAAGTATTGGAAGATGGAGAAGGTGGAGCCGTTGTTCAAAGATAATATCAAGGTGCATTTTGCGGCTGCTGAAACACAAAACCAATTTGCAGCAACAAAAGCAATGGGCGTAAAGTATCATCTTTATACTGCATATCCTTTTGTTGAGCGAATGATTTTTGAAAAGCCCAAAGCTCCCATTATGACAATCTTTGACTGGCAGAAAAAAAATCCTTTTTTAATTCCAAAATATATCATTGATAATTCGAAACACTGTATTCAAGATTCCGGGCTGTTTACTTTGATGTTTGGTTCTCAAAAAGGAAACAAAGATGAATCGTTGATGCAAAAATGGTATGAGTCTTTAGTTTCGTTTACGCTTGAATATGGAAAGAATGCTACTTGTGTTGAAGTGGATTGTCAAAAAATACTTGGTGTTGAGAAAGCATGGGAGTTTCGTAGGCGAATGAGGGATGATATTCCAAATAGAATTATAAACGTATTTCACTTAGAAGACAAACAAAAGGGACTTGACCGCCTTATTGAATTTTCTGATTATTTGGCTATTTCAGTGCCCGAACTAAGAATAGCCAAGCCAAAAACATATAAAGAAGACACGTATCGGCTTGCTTGTTACATAAAAAATAAAAAACCACATATTGACATTCACCTGCTTGGTTGCACGGAGTTGAAAATGTTAAATCAAAACAGGTTTTGCACGTCAAGCGACAGTACGACTTATGTCTGTAGTAAAAGATACGGATTCTTAAAAAAGAATCATATCTCAAGAATAATCCCCGAAAAAGTAAAGGAAATAGTCGGAGACAATGTGTGGAATGAAGTTATAAAATACAACAAAGAAAATAACACAAGTATGTTGTTGCTTACAATATACGATTTAATAAATAAATACGCTGCATACGCAGGAAAACAAGATTAAATTATGTACACAGTAAAAAAAACATTAGAAATAAGCGCATCACACAGCTTAAAGTTATCATACGAAAGCAAATGCGAGAATCTTCATGGTCACAATTGGATTATAAACGTTTATTGTCGCTCTAAAGAACTAAATGATGACGGGATGATAATAGACTTCTCTCATATCAAAAAGAGGATACAGGATAAATTAGACCATAAGAATCTAAACGACATTCTTCCTTTTAACACAACTGCCGAAAATATGGCAAAATGGATTTGTGAAGAAATACCCTATTGTTTCAAAGCAGAAGTACGGGAATCAGAAAACAATACAGCAACGTATGAAAAAGATTAACGAAATATTTTATTCTATACAGGGAGAGGGATACTTTACTGGTACGCCAGTCATTTTTATTCGTTTCTCAGGATGTAATATAAAGTGTCCTTTTTGCGATACTGACCACAAAGAAAGCAAAATGTTAAGCGATGAACAGATAATCGCAGAGATAGAAAAATATCCGGCAAAACACGTAGTGTTAACTGGCGGAGAGCCTTCGTTGTTTATCGACAGTAATTTTATTGAAAAACTTCATCAGTCTGGTTTTTTTGTTCAGATTGAAACAAATGGAACAAAAGAGCTTCCGGACAATATCGATTGGGTAACATTCAGTCCAAAACACGTTCCGGCAGTACTCGAAAAGAGTAATGAAATAAAAGTAGTCTATACAGGTCAAGATATGCATGAGTATAGTCAATTCAACACTGAGCACTATTATTTACAACCATGCTCAGGAAAAAATACAGAAGAAGTAATAAACTTTATAATGATGAATCCACAATGGAAACTAAGTCTACAGACACACAAACTATTGAACATTCAATAAAGCAAATACTCCAGCACATTGGAGAGAATCCGGAAAGAGAAGGATTAATTGATACACCTGCACGAATGATTAAAATGTGGAGTGAAATATTCCGCGGATACGATTCTGCTCAAAAACCAAAGATAACAACCTTTGATAACGGTAAGGACGGAATACAGTACAACGAACCAGTAACGGACTCAGGTGCATTTTATTCCACGTGTGAGCATCATTTTATGCCCTTTTTCGGACAATATTACTTTGCATACATCCCAGATAAAAAAATACTTGGGCTGTCAAAGGTTGCCCGTGTAGTAGATTATTTCTCCGCAAGATTGCAAGTTCAAGAAAGGTTGTGCGCTGACATAGTTAATTATCTTAATCAGGAGTTGCAACCTAAAGCAATCGGAATATTAATGAAAGGCGAGCATTTATGCAAAACAATGAGAGGAGCAAAAAAGCAAGGAGTTATGACAACTCAATACGCTATTGGCTTTCCGAGTGATGAATTTAGAAAATTAGTAAGCGATTAAGATATGGCAAAGTACAGCAAAGAGATAGTTAAAAAAATATGTTCGCTAATTAAAGCGGATAGCTATACTATTGCTGAAATATGTCAAATTGTAGGGATTTCAGAAGACACATACTATGATTGGATGAATAAAAAATCCGAGTTTTCCGAGTCTATAAAAAAGGCAAAAAAAACATATGATGAGTTCATTGTTTCAGAAGCAAAGAAATCATTATTTAAGTTATCGGCAGGCTATTCCGTTGAAGAAACAAAGATTGAATATATAGATGATCCAAAAAATCCCGGAAAACCGAAAATTAAAAGCAAGACAACAGCAACAAAACACATTCAACCATCGCTCGGAGCTAATATCTTTATTCTAACAAATAAAGACCCTGAAAATTGGAAGAATAAGCAAAACACAGATATTACAACAGCCGGCGAAAAAATAGAGTTCAAAGGGTTTAATTTTTTACCATACACACCCGAAGCGGATGAAGAATAATGAAGGGTGCAAAGAAGCAAATAAACCTCAAACAGAGGAAAGCATATAATTATCTTAGAGATAATACACATAAATTCATCTTGTACGGCGGTGCAGGAGGTGGAGGTAAATCTTGGTTAGGGTGCGAATGGTTAATGCAGTGCGGAAAGAATCTGCCGGGTACTCGCTGGTTCATAGGTCGTAATAATCTAAAAGATTGCCGAGAGTCCGTATTGGTTACATGGAATAAGGTAGCCAGATACCACGGATTTACAGCATTCAAGACCACCGATTCGGGAATAATGTTCGATAATGGTTCCGAGGTTGTCTTTCTTGATTTAACTTATTACCCAAAGAAAGACCCATTATACGAGCGGTTCGGGTCGAAGGAATTTACAGGGGGGTGGATAGAAGAAGCCGGAGAGGTAAACTTTAGAGCTTTTGATGTTCTAAAATCTCGTGTTGGACGACACATGAACGATGTTTATGGAATTATTCCTAAAATTCTTATCACGTGTAATCCTAAAAAGAATTGGCTATATAAAGAGTTTTACAAGCCATGGAGGAAAGGAGAACTAGAACCTCCATATTGCTTTGTTCCTGCTTTAGCTACTGATAATCCCTTTTTGCCAGATGATTATATTCTGACATTAAAAGAGATTCAAGAAAAAGCTACCCGCGAAAGGCTACTGTATGGCAATTGGGAATATGACGATGACCCGAGCGCATTATGTGATTTCGATGCAATATCTGACGTTTTTACCAATACGGCGAAACCAAGCAGCAAAAAGGGTATTTCTGCCGATTTAGCAATGCAAGGACGAGATCGTTTTGTTGGTGGTTACTGGGAGGGCTTGAAGGTCTCTATTGAAATCGACAAGGAAAAATCAACCGGAAAAAGCATTGAATTAGACCTAAAAGCCTTGATGATAAAACATCGAGTTGGTAGGTCTCAAACGGTTGCAGATAGTGACGGATTAGGCAATTACTTAGAAAGTTATCTTGTTGGTATAAAAACGTTCAGAGGTGGCGCATCTCCGTTCAATAAAGATATATACGCAAGTCTCAAGGATGAATGTGCTTACAAGTTAGCTGAAGTAATTAATAGCCGGGAATTAAGTATTATTTGCACAAAAGAGCAGGAACAAAAAATATTAGAAGAATTACCGTTGCTTATGTGTGCAAACGTTGATGATGACAAAGGAAAAAAACGCATTATATCAAAAGATGTGATGAAAGAAAAGATACAACGCTCACCAGACTATTTAGATATGCTGATAATGGGGATGATGCTTTTTCTTGCACCAACCATTAAGAGACCAAAAGTAAGAACAACTAGAATATAATAGCAATGAAAGGAAAAGAGTTTGATAGAACATTTAGCAAAGAGTTTGACAGGGTCAATGAAAAATACACTTGGTATCAAAAGATATTTCGATTTATCTTTTTGAAAGTTTTTAGCCTAAAAATAAAACAAAAATAAAGATGCTCTATCAGGTGGACAAAAGAAAAAGTTTCAAAATGACAGAAAAAAGATGAGAATAGACAAAAGTACATTATTCAAAGATTTTATCTTTTATACTGATTTGTTAAGGTTGACAGAAAAACAAATCGAAATACTTTTCAAAAAATTAGAAGTAAAAGAGCAGCCTATTTCCATATTAAAAAAACAAGTTCCGAAAGATTTGAATGATTTAACTTATGGCGAGTTGTTGGAAATTCAGACAATTCAGACAATCGAAGATATGTTGTTTGTTCCGTTGAGAGTAATAATGGGTATCGATAAAGAAAAAGCATTAAGCTGTAAGGCATTTGATGTGATTCAGTTCATGTTATTTGTCAAAAAAGAAATTATCAGAATTGGTAAATTATTCTCTGAAATCAAATGTCGTCATTCAGCCGAAGAAATACAAGCTGGAATTGATCAGATAAATAATGGGGCGTTTGGAAATATAGATTGGTATGCTCGACGAATGGGAATCGTTAACCATGAATATGTAGAAACTATTCCATGGGTAAGGCTGTATAAGTGTATGAAAATCGATAATACAAATGCGATGTACGAAAAAAGATTACGTGAAATTTATTCAAAGAAGAAATGAGAGTTGACGAAAAAATAAAAAAAATAGTTGAGTCAATAGAGGGATTATCGTACGAGTTCAACGACTGGACGAGGGCGAATGTTGAGTTAGATAATGCTCCATTGCCGACTTGTTTATATTTACTTCCTGTCTCTGGGCAACTGCTAAATAAAAATGGAAATTTTAGAGACCAGCCAAATGCATTAATTGCATTTCTTGATTTAGCTGAATTAGATTTTGACGGAGAGGATAACGAACCGACCGTAGAGCGAATGAAAGAATACGCAAAAGCATTTATCATTGCAGTTGATAAATCCGGAATGTTTCAGCCATTACCCGAAATCATTCCTTACTCAGTAGTGTATGATAAATTAGACGTAAATCTTACAGGTGTTGTTATTCAAGTCCAATTAAAAGAATTACAAGGTAGCTGCGTAAAATGAACGAAAGGGCAAAACATATTGTCATTAATGAACTGGAAGCGTTAAAGCAGCGTATCGCAAAGAATATCGTTTCATCTGGGCAAAACGCATCCGGACGGACAATTGCAAGTCTCAAAGTAGAGGAATACGATTCAGGCGTAAGGCTGCTAGGTCGCTTTCCTTTTGGAACGCTTGAAACCGGACGAAAGCCCGGCAAGGTTCCGAATAGCTTTATTGGAATAATAGAGCAGTGGATACGAGACAAAGGAATTAAAGCGGCTCCAATTCCATACATCCGCATTCCGTCACAAAACTGGCAGCCAAAATATAATCCACAAGAAAGAGGAGATATGAGCTTGGCAAGCGCAATCGCTTACAAGATAAAAAAAGAGGGAACGAAATTACATCGCAGCGGAGGGCGTGCAGATGTTTACTCGAAGGAAATTCCTTTGACATTAGAAAATATCCGAAAGCGACTTACAGGAATGTTCAAAACAGAAATACAAACAATAAATATAAATGCAAAATGACAGTTAATTATCCAACATTAGCATTTGCCTTTAATCCAATTAGCATAGAGGTTACAGATATAGGAATAAACGAGCCTGTATTTATTATTATACCCGAATCGGTCGTCTCAAAGCAAATCACTCTCGAAAGGCAATCAGGAACCAGAAAAGTCGTGTTTGATTTGCAAGGAATCGCTCAATCTATTTTTGACAGAAAAGAATTTTATAAAGTGCTGAATCAGGATGCTATTTTGTATAAAAAGCTTTCGTTTAAAGTCAAACACCAAGAAACGATTGAAAATATAGAAATAGACATTATTTGGGGAGCGTTGCAGATAGGAGAAATCTACACTCAAAATAAAACTTTAACATGGTTCAAAAATTTACCCTTTACTTTTCCGCTCTATCTGTCTCAATCAAAACAAGTGCTTGCCCGATATGACAATAATCAATATTCCCCATGGAAGGAATTAGATAAAGGAAAATACAATTTGTCAGTTCCTTATCCGGATGCAAATAAAAAAGTAGTTATTCGAGTAAACGCCGGGAACGAGGGAGGTATATTTGATTATACGTTTGATTACACATTTAGGGGAATATCCAGAGATACCATACTAATTTCCTTATTGGTAAACGAGTGTACGGATGGTGTTTATTTGCGTTGGATAAACAAGCAAGGCGAATACTGTTATTATCTGTTTAATACAGGTACAGAATCCAATGCAATTTCAAATGGAGATGTAAATATTATAGAACACTTCAACTCTGTTGAATCTCAAGATAACCACCACATAGGAACAAATAGCATTCAATCAAAAGACGGACAAAGGTCTGTGAGATTATTCGCTCATTTGGTTGACAAAGAAACATACATCTTTCTTGAATCTCTATTGGAATCAGTTGTTATTGACTTATTCAAAGGATATGATGAAAATAATCAGCCTTTATGGATAGGCGTTAATGTCGCTCCGGGAACATCAGCGAAAGACCGCTTCAACCTGCAAGATTTTGAATGTAGTTTAATTTACCCTAAAACATTTACCCAATCATTATGAGTCGTTACGAATTACACATAGATAATATTCAAGTTGATTTAGATGACAAATTTAATTTTTCATTAACCTATACATCTCCTATATTTTCGGATATATCAAAGATTGCATCTAATAGCTCGAACACGATTAAAATACCAAAAACGGCAAATAATCTAAGAGCAATTGAAAACTGCCAAATGCCGGATAATACATCCTCTTTCCCCTACAAAAATCATTCAGCCGATATTTTTAAGGATGGAATACCAATCGTTCAAGGTGGATTCTTAGTCATATTTGTCATTAATACATACATCGAATTAGTTGTAGCTTGGGGAAATATTGGCAATGTCAGATTGTTTGAGGATACGAAGTTACGAGATATGAAAGGAGATGAGCCTATCCGTTGGATGCCGAACGAAAACAAAATAACAACAAGTAATAAAAACATAGGCCTTACTAATGCATATTTTTCGCAGCTAGGAGTGATACGTTATCAACATCCTTTTGTTAGTTTCAATTGGCTGTTGGACCGCATATCGAATACGTGTGGAGTCTCGTTTGCTTTCCCGGATTATGTATTGGAAGAAAAAGAAACATTATATATTCCACTTGTTGAAAAAAACACATCTTCCGGAACTTTAGGAGCATTGTCATTTGCCATAAATACAGATTTTACAATTAATCTTATTTCATCTACTACCGGAGGTGTTCAGCTTGACTATTTAGATGATAAAACGTTTGTTATTACAGAAGACGGGACGTTTTTTCTTGCTGGAAATTGGCACGTTGTAGACAGGTCTACAAACTTTCGGTTTTCAGGATTTAGGTTGCAATTATTTGTTAATGGAGAGCCAGAGGGAGATGGGGTGTCAATAAGCGCAAGTAATCCAGATACATATACTTTTATAGGTAATTTCCATTTTACGAAAGAAAATAGCAGTATAGATGTGAGTCAAAATGACCGGATTACTTACATACTATATGCGATAATAGAGGGAACATCTAGCGTAATACAAGCCTCCTTAATGGAATCATCAGGCATATTAAATGCCGTTGCAGATACAAAACATGTTCCTCTTGGTTCTATGTATCCAATCATTCCGAATCTCCCTGATATAACGTGTTTAGATGCTGTAAAAAATATAATGTCTTTGCTTGGATTATTCGCCTATTATGACACAACTCTTCCTAATACAATTAAATTATTTTCTTTAGATGAAATGTATGAAAGAAAAACAGTTGCTAAGGATTGGACCAGTAAACTGTTAACTGGAAGCACAATTGATAATATTACATATACCTTTCAGGATTATGCAATGCAGAATCACATGAGATACCTGAAAGACGAAACGGTATCTACTTATGCCGATGGGACGATAAAGGTTGATAACGAAACCCTTTTAAGAGAAAAGGAATTACTCGAATTGAAATTTGCAGCCAGCGAAACAAGAGGAGGTTTGATTTACATTCCTCTATATAGAATGGAAGATGAAAAATTAGTCTATACTAAGTCAACAAATCGAATCGCAAAACTTGAAATAGGAGAAACATCATCATCAGCTACATTCCCGGCATCAATGTATTTTTACGGGAATGACGGAATCCTAAAAAGGAGATATTCCAAATACCAAGAGATATTATTGAGACCTAAAGTAATTGAAGCGACATTCTTGCTTAATGGATTGGATTTGTATAATATTGATTTGATTACTCCTATTTATTTAGAGCAAACAGGACATTATTATGCAATCATTGAGATTAAAGTAGGGGAAACGCATTCGACTTGTAAATTGTTGCAGATGTAAAATTACATCCAGGGAAGGCATTTTTCTCCACCCTTTGCCCCGCGAGCGTTTTTTTTCGTCTCAGGAGAAGCGAATAAATGCGCAAGAATGATGAGAACGCCAAAGGTAGAAAATATAGTAGCAATGATATCCATTTCAAAAACAATATGAAACAACAAAAAAAGCCCAGAAAGGAACAATACAGATTTTAATATGAATATAAAATTTTTCAATTTGAATGTAAAAGCTTTCATAACTATACGATTATAGGACAAATATAAAAAAATAAATTCAAAAAACAAAATATTATGGCAAATTCTAACGAAACACAAGACGTTATCCTTGATATTGAAGTAAGGTATGAAGATGCGATTAATGGGATTGCCCAATACGCGCAGAAGATTGATGAGCTAAGAGAAGAACAAGATAGGCTCAAAAAAAATCTGAAAGAGGAAAAAATATCCAGAGAAGAATATAATAAGTCAATGGCGGCATCAAAGGCCGAAATTGACTACAACAAAAAAGCGGTTCAAGCACTCAATAAAGAAGTTCAAAACAATCTTAGAATAGAGCGTGAGCAAAAAGGAAGTATTGACTCCATGAAAGCCTCACTATCTAATCTAACCGCTCAATACAACAAACTCAGTGAAGAAGAAAGAAATGCTACCAAAGGAAACGAACTAAACAACCAGATAGCAGAAACCACCGCAAAATTAAAGGAACTAGAAGAAGCACATGGAGATCATCGTCGTTCTGTTGGGGATTATGGGAAAGCTGGCAAAGACCTAAAATTAGAAATGAGAGAGATTATTGAAACTCTCGCAGCAATGAAATTGGCAGGAGATGACAGTTCTGAACAGTTTACAGAAATGACAACAAGATTAGCCGATTTAAGGGATGCCTTTGGAGATGTCAGTGAGGGGGTTAATGCGCTTGCGAGCGACACAAAAGAGCTAGATGCGCTAAGTCAGTCCATTGGGGCCGTTGTTGGTGCGTTTGGTGCATATTCTGCAGTTATGGGGTTGAGTGCCGAAAAAGAGAAAGAATTTGCAAAGACAATGAAAACACTGCAAATTGCAATGGCTGCACTTGCATCGTGGACGCAAATTAGTATTGCTCTTCAAAAACAAAGTATCATTTATATAACAGCACAACAAATACTTCAAAAAGCTGGAATTAACCAAACATTATCCCAAACAAAAGCAGAAGCAGCCTTGAATGTAGTAAAAGGACAAGGAACAATTGCAACTAAAGCAGTTGCAGCAGCTCAATGGTTGTGGAATGCCGCCCTTGCTGCTAATCCGGTTCTTCTTGTAGCTGCTGCTGTTGTATCATTATATGTTGGGATTAGGTCTTTGGCAAAAGTATTCGATTCATCAGCTAAAGCAGAAAAAGAAGCAACAAAAGTCCGTGCGGAATATGAAGAACAAACAAAAAAAACAACTGCAGCAATAGACAAATTGAATAATAAAGAAAAGAATTTGGCGAATGAACGAAAGAACCGACTTCGTGAGGAAATACTCGAATTGAAGAAAAATGGAGCATCTGCCGAAGAAATAAATAAGGCAAAAGAAAAAGCGGAACAGGATATGAGAGATGCACAAAAACAGGCATCAGAAGACAGGATAAGAGAATTAGATGCGCAAAAAGTAAAATTGATAGAAAGTCTAGATGCAGAGCAAAAAGTGTTAGATATTTTAATCAAAAAAAACAAACAAGGCACTGATAAATATAAAGAACAAAAACAAGCTGTCGATGAATTAAGAGTTGCTCTCAACTCTCTAAATCAATCAAGAATAGATGAGATTCAAATTCAGGCAAATGCGGATTTAGAGAGCAAGGAAGCGGCGCAAGAGGCTGTCGATAGAGAAAAAGATGCTCAAAAAGCAGCAAGGGAACGCCAGAGACAAGCAGGGCAAGAAAGAAAAAAAATAATTGAAGATGCGGAAAGACAAATTCAAGACCTTGTAATATCTGCAAGAAAAGAAGGACAAGAAAAGGAGCTTGCACAGCTAGGGTTAAATCACAAAAGAGAATTAGCAGCAATCAAAGGCAATGCACAACAAAAAGCAGATTTACAAAGATTATTAAATGAAAAATATATTCAGGAACAAGCCGCAATCAATAAAAAATATTCCGATGAAGAATTTAATAAACAGCTAGAAAACGAGACCAAACTAATAGAATTAAGACTGGCGGCTGTCGAGGGTGGAAGTGAGCAAGAGTATCAGTTAAAAATACAGCAGCTTGTCAAGCAAGAAGAAGCCGAGTTAAATAGTATCGAACTAACCGAAGAAATGAAAGCCGCTATTCGCGCTAAGTATGAAAAACAGTTCGGTGATTTAGAAAATCAAAGAATCAAACAAACACTTGAAGCGCAGTCCGCAGCCATTCAAACCGAATGGAGAGAGCGAATAATGAACATACAGCAAGGGTCACTTGAAGAATATGACTTGAAAGTACAGCAAGCACAAGCAGAATATGACACACTCCTAAATATGGATGCGGAACAAAAAGCATTGTTGTATGAAAGTGACCTGGCATACACTAACGCTCTTCTTGATAATCGGCAAAAACTCACTGATGCGCAAAGAATGCAAACGGCAGCTATCAATGAAAGTGTTCAGGTACAACTACAAGCAGCACAGGCAATCGGTGGCGGGTTCGAACAGGTTCTAAATGCGTTTGCGGAAGACAATGAAGCTTTGGCTGAATTTGCTAAAACCATTGCATTGTTCAATATTGGACTGTCTACATCTGAGGCATTGGCTAAGGGTGTGGCTGCTGCCCAGTCTGTTCCGTTTCCCGGCAATATTGCAGCGATTGCAGCGACCATAGCATCCGTACTTTCAAGCATAGCTAAGGCGAAACAAATATTATCAAAAGAAAAAACACCTAAAGCACCAAAATTCGCAACAGGAGGAAATGTAAGCGGATTAGGTTCTGGGACATCCGACAGTATTGTGGCGAATTTATCCAATGGAGAAAGTGTTTTAACGGCTAGTGCGACATCTATGTTTTCTCCATTGCTTTCAGCCCTTAATCAGATTGGGGGAGGAGTTCCAATTACAACGATTCAAACGTCAAACGAAGTAATGGGAGAAGATATGTTAGCGCGCGCATTTGCTAAAGGAGTGGCTTTATTGCCGGCTCCTGTTGTTTCGGTTGAAGAGATAAATAATGTTGATTCCCGCGTACAAGCAATCGAAAATTTACGACTAAAATGAAAATAGCAGAATTAATAAAAGTAGGCTCATCGCTTTTGAATACCTTGGCAATGGCAGACGTTAAAGCTTCAGATGTGGAATATATAGAATTATATGATGAATATGTTCGGTTGAAATCAGAGGGTCACAAAATTATATACATTGTGGCTTCGCTTTCGGATGTGTTTGACGTGTCTGAGCGGACAGTTTATAATGTGGTGAAAAAGTTTGAGAAAGAAATATAACAAAAAGCCTTATTTTTCGGCATTTATAGTTTTTGTGTTAGGGTCGTGCTTGTCAACGTCATCTACATTAATATTGTGTTCTTTAAAATATGTGTCACGAACGATAATCGCAGCAGCTTGTAAGATGTATATAACTTGGGTTCCTATTTGATAGGCTTTTGACTTTACTTTGTCGTATCCGTCTTTTGATAGAACTTCTTCGGGATGAGACACGACATAATTAAGACATAGCTGTTGTATATCATAAGGATTCATTGATTCCGAATGGGTTTCTATATACTCTGATGTTGCATTCCAATTGCTGCGTATGTGAGATTCTAAATCCAACTCTTTAGATAGTTCTCTTCCGTAATCAGTAAGGGATATCGGACTATGTGACATGATTAGTGGTCTTTGATTATTCCCTCCAAGCATTTGTATTGCTTGCAAAATACCATCAACTTTTGCGTTTATAGCATCTATCGAGTCGACTTTTTCCAAGTGTTTTTCACAAGGGAGTTTTTCGATTTTTATGTGTGCTTCATCGGCATTTTTGTCAGCGTCATTCGCTTTTTGCTTTATCGTCATGTATAAATACACAACAATACCACCGATTACAATCCAAATTCCATAAGGCCATTTTTCGAGTAAAAAAGACAAAAAAGATTCCATAAATACCAATAGATTAATATATAATTGTCGTTACAAATGTAAAACAAATAAATAAATAAGTAAAGAAAGATACGTACAACCGCATATACTTAGATTTATTCTAAATAACAAATCAGCCTTTTGGGTTCAAAAACTACATTATTCTTTGATTTTCAAAATCAAATCCTTAATATCTTCAATAGAATTTATTTCGTAGTTTTTTCCGTTGTGGCGAATTATGCCGATAGTTTCCTTTGTGTTAGGGGATTCAAATAATTCTGTTATTGGAACATTTAAGGCGTTGGCGATATTGACCAATGTTGAATATTGCGGATTTCCTTTTTCTAATGTAGCGTGCATACTTGACCTTGAGATATTTGTTCTTCTTCCGAGTTCTGCTATCGAAACACCCATCTCCATCAAAAGTTCAATAATCCTTAATCCCATAAAGTAAATGTTTAATTATTCTTTGACAAAAGTAATGTTATATTTTAAATTGTCAGCTTAAAAATACACTAAATTATGTTAAAGTTCAATTTTAATTTGACTTTTGCTTGTGGATGTCAATTTTTAATTGTACTTTTGTCATATCAAAGTTAAACAATATAAAACAACAAATAAAATGAAAACAACAAGCTCAATAAAAACAAGATTCGTAGTAGTAGATGTAATCACAGGTGGCGAGATAACAGAGCCTTTAAGATTCAAAGAACAAGCAATTGAGATGATACCTCAATTTGAGCAAGACGACAAAGAAGCTGGATGTTACGAACCAAATTCTTATAAAGTAGAAACAATCGAAATTATTTAATACAAGTAGCAGGGCGAAAGCCCTGCATAAAAAATAAAAGAAATGAAGGCTGCAGAACAAATTTTAGACTACGCAAAAGAACAAGTAAGAGAGCTTACAAAAGAGTTTAAGAACGAAAGAAAGCTGGCGAATCAGTTTGATAGAGATTCCTCCTTTTACGAATATCATCACGAAAAGATGAACCGAGAATCAGAAAAGTTGGGAGAAATGAAAAACCTTCTCAAGTTCATAACCGAGAATGACGACATGTTCTTTGAAATCTACAATTCAATCAAAGACTAAATAACAACCCGCAGCCCTTCGGGGCTGCATAATCCGCAATAATTACGAAAGCTAATTTTTGGTACAAAGACAATTGGGTAGGAGACATAAGAGAGTTCCAAACCTTGTAGGAAGCGCGAGAAGCGGCGGCAAAAGAGGACGGCGTTTCAATAACGATTTACGCGAGCAATGGAGAAAGAGTTGAAACAGTAGAAGCAACAAGGTACACTTACCCGTAAAATAACATTATCATTAATTAAAATCCACAGCAACAATGGAACGAGTAATTTTATCAAAGACAAACTGCCACAGAGCGGCAACAGTAAGGAGTATAAACAATCCCGAATGGGGAGAAAAAGCATTCAAGTATAGGGCGCAGGACTTGCCCGGAGTTGGCAATTATGCGCATATCATAGGCCAAGGGGCGAATGGGGTTGTACAGCATCACGATAGAAGCCTTGAATTATATGAGGTTATCTCTTGGAAATACGATGTTACTCTTGACGAGTATTGGCCTTTAGCCCTCCGAGCCTTCAATTGGACTTCTTTCGACCCTGAAAGGCGGGGGTCAAGAGCGATTATTGGACACGAACAGGAATTAAATAAAGACTTGGAGAATATGCCAGAGGAAGAAAAGGAACGGTATATTGCAAATTACAAAAAATATTTTTCCGCTTGGCTTACCGCTTGCTCTAACTGCGCAAGTTCTGCCATAACTGGAGGAGCTGGCTTTAATGTTCGCAAGGCGGAAGCAGCAAACAAGCGAGAACATGACCGCTACGAAGACTTTGCGCAATGGCGAGAAAAAGTATTAAAAGCTATCGCCAAACGCAAGGACGAAGCGCGCCCGGAATCGGAAAAGAGAGCCGAAGCATGGAAATACTTAGAAAATGACATTTTAAGTTCTGCCGCTACCATTCACGGGATAAATACAGGCGTTGAGCACGGGTATCACAAAGCGTTATTTGTTTCTTCTATCTTCAACAAAGTCGAAACATACGCAAAGCGCGGGGACATCGAAATGGTACAAAGAGCTATTGATTGTATTCGCAAGTTTAACGAAACAATGAGCGTGGTAATAACCGAGCGACACAAATTCTTCAAGTTGATTGAGGTTGCCGAATCCAACAAAGAAAAGATTGAGGACAAAGCAGAAAAAGAAAGCACAGAAGTTCCTTTCAAAGGCGGCAAGGTCGTAAATAATTTTCAAGAGAACCGAATACAACTAATCTTTGATGAAAAGCCTTCAGCTGGCATTATCTCCCAGCTAAAAAAGAATGGTATGAAATGGTCGCCACGCTTTGGGGCTTGGCAAAGACAAATGACGGGCAACGCGGCGTATGCTATAAAAGGCTTTTTGAAAAATAATGATCTAATATAATTAATCCTCGTTATTTAGGCGTACATTCAAGCTTGTACGCCTTTTTTTTGTGTGAAAATTTTACTGCAAATCACTTGCAGTCGCTTTCTCCCCTTTTTTTCTTTATTGAAAATCGTCAGATATACCTTTGTCGTAAACGCAAAAGTTATGATAAAGGTTATTGGAATTATTGGAAATGAAAAAGGGCAATACTCACTTGTCCGACTTATTCAGGATGTAAAAAAAGAGCCTGAAAATCAACCTATACATATTTTAATCAATTCTCCTGGAGGAGATGGAGAGTTATCATTTGATATGCACGATTATTTGCGTGGATTAAATCGAGAGATAATAACCGAATGCAAAACAGAATGCGCATCAGCAGCATCAATACTTTTTCTTTCTGGCAATAAACGAATTGCCGGATGTCCTATAATGATTCACAATCCATGGATGCAAGCACAAGGAGACAGTGAAAAATTGAGAGAAGCAGCAAACTTTATTGAGAAGTTTGAAAAGAAAGCAGAAAAATTTTATGCAGAAAAGACAGGCCTTGACATTAGCGTTATCTCAAATCTGATGAAAAAGGAAACTTATATCGCTCCTTCAGAAGCGGTATCGTTGAAGTTTGCTACTGAAGCAAAACTTACAGCAATGGCATTAATTAATTCAAATACTAATTTAAATCAAAAAAAAATGGCAGAAAGAAAAGGCAAAAAGCCTAACAACAAATTAATGGCTGCTTTTACAGCCTTCATGGAATCTTTCGCAGACAGCGCAAACATGATGGACTTAACAGCCGCTAACGGAGATACAATAGTTATCGACCGCGAAGAAGGCGAACCGCAAATTGGAGACCCGGCATCTCCCGATGGAAGACACGTCATGCCGGATGAAAGTGTGATTATAATTACTCAAGGTGTCATCACAGAGTTTATTACAGCTCCGGATGATGAGCTTGAACAACTTCGCGCTGAAAATGCTCAACTGCAAGAACAGCTATCAACAGCTCAAGCAAGCGCAAAAACCGTAGAGGAAATTGGACAGCTTAATGCGATTAAAATTGCAGGAGGTCAAGATTGGCTTGCAAAACAATGTTCGCACTATAAACCAGCCGGACGAAAAGCTACAGCAACCGGAGGCTCAGGTGGAGCTACTAGCGCAACAGCTCTAAAATTGGCAGAGATAAAAGCGAAAAAAGGATTGAAATAATCCTAATTGTCAAACTATTAAAATTTTTATAAATATGGCAAGTACAGGATTACAAGATATGAACCAATTAACTCCAGATAATGGAGCTGTACTCGATTTGCGCGAATTGCTTTTTTTGACAGCAATGCAATCCGAAGCACTTGAAAGAACGATGACAATTGTTACAGGTGCGGTTCATGGTAAAAAAGTGGGAGGTATTGGAGAAATGGGTTTGGTTGGCACTACTCAACCAAATTGCAAACCAGACTTCAATTCAACAAATATTGCGACACAAGAAAAAGAGTGGGATTTAGGGCAATGGACAGTTGCGGAAGAAATTTGCTACAAAGATTTGCTAGATACCATAATTAGAATGTCTTTGCGAAAAGGAACCGACATAGCAGACATGACAGGTGGCGAATACATCGACTTGATTGTTGAGCCATTGCTTGCTAAGGCAATTGAAAAAATGCTTTGGCGTCTGTATTGGTTCGGAGATAAAACAGCATTAAATGCGTCTGCTGGAGGTATCATAACAGACGGAATAGATACAGATTTATTCAAAGTGGCAGATGGATTTTTCAAAAGGCTTCTTGCAATAACGGCAGCAGACCCAAGTCGCCGTACTGTTATCAATGCTAATACAGAGACAACTTATGCTTCGCAAAAATCAGCAATAAGAGATGCTGGAGTAGCGATGGATATTTTTGAAAGCTTGATTTATGATGCAGATATGCGTTTGCGTCAAGCTTCAGATAAAGTTATTCTCTGTACGCAATCAATGGCTGATGCGTTGGCAATTGATGTAAAAAGAATAACCGGCAGTGACTTGCAATGGGAGTCTATGTTTGACGGATTAATATCTGCGACAAAATGGAATGGTCAAGAAATATTAGCATTGCCGAGATGGGATGAGATGATTGCATCATTTGAAAATAATGGAACAGTTGTCAATAAGCCACATCGCGCTGTATTCGCTTCAATAGGAACTCTTTGGGCTGGTGTTGAGTCTACAAACTTGTTAGCTCAATTGAAAATTTGGTTTTCTGAAGATTTACAAGCAAATCGAATGCTTGCAAAAGATTTCATCGGAACGCTGATATGGGAAGATTATTTGGTGCAATATGCATATTAATCACACAGAGCAGAGTTAACTCACTGCTCTGTAAAAAATATTTTTATGGGAATTTGCGATAAATTAATTAAGCAGGATATTATTGTAAACTGTGACAATCCTGTGGTAGCTGGAATTGAAGCGAATGGCGTTATAGTCAATCGTCTTGATATCAATATTGCTGCGGTTGTATTTGACGGAACTAGAAAGAATGTTATTAAAACACTTCCTTTGAAACCGGGGAAAAAAGCATATAGAATATATGTTCCTGGTCCAACTCCATTCAACAACACAGCTACAACAATGGAACAAGGAGCCAATAGAAATACCTTCACAAATGATGTTGGATTTGTTGTTTTAGACAACGACCCGGATGTCTGTGAAAATATTATCGACCCAATGGCCAATGGTGAGTTTGTTGTGATTTATGAAAATAGATTCAAGAACTTGCAAAAAGCAGGAACTCCTGGAGATTCTGCTTTTCAGATAGCAGGGTACTATCAAGGATTGAGGGCTGAAACGTTGGAAAACAATAAGTATAGCGAGGAAACAGAAGGCGGATGGAATGTATTACTAAAAGAAACACGTTCTCCGAAATCAGGCTTGTTTTTGTATAATACAGATTACGAAACAACAAGGACTCAACTGGAAACCCTTACTAATCCAGCATGATAGATAGAAGTGAAATATTATTAAAGTTAGAGGAAATGAAAGGTCGATTAAAAGACCTTTCTGTCTCTGATAAATTATTTATTGAAAGTGTACATGAAACAATATTGAGGTATCCGTTTACCCGAACTAATTGCGGAGACTGTTATCGCGATGCTGTGATACAAATGTACACTTTTCTACAAAAAAACGAAATAATGAAAAAGTCAAATTATTTATTAGTAGCTGGCGTTATTTTGCAAATGCCAAGCGATCCGAATGTATATTCAAATAAAAATCTTACAGACGAAGTTGCAGAGCGATACTTGAAAGACAATCCAAATCGGATAAGTCTCTTTGCTTCTTATCCGGAAGATTGGGAAGAAAGAATTGATAAACCCAAGAAAGAAGAGCCATTATCGGAAGACGATTCATTGCAATTATCGGAAGATGAGCAAAAACTTGTCGATTTAATTGTCGAAAAACTCAAAGAAAAACAATCTAAAACCTCTATTAAAGAGGAGTTAAAGAGCTACGAAATAGAACCCGGCAAGCCAATCAAACAAACAGAATTGCTTTCGTATTTGAAAATTGCTGATTCAATCGTTGCTTTAGAAAACTAAATCCGTTTTTAGATGAACGTTCGTACAGTAAAAAAAACAGAAAAAAGATTTGAAACGCCTGTAGTGTCTAATCTGGGAATACAAGCATGGGGAGATAATAATTTATACCCAAATGAGATTCTCGGATTAGTCGCTGCAAGTGAATCGGCTTCATCTTGTATAGATAGATATATTTCGTTCGTTCAGGGAAATGGGTTCAAGGAGGAGAAATTCTCGGAAGTTATAGTAAATCAATTAGGCGAAACATCGGATGACATTGTTCAAATGTTAGCTTTCGATGTCGCAAACTTTAGAGGAATAGCAATACAGGTCAATTACAATCTCTTGGGTCAGATTGTCGAATTAAATCATGTTCCTTTTGAAAATTGTCGCCTTTCTGAAACAGATGATAAGGGATATGTAGGGCGAATTGCGATTCATCCCGATTGGACAGGAAAGACAAAACGAGGGGGTAAAATCCTTCGGGTAACTAAAGAAAATATTGATTTTGTAGACATTTTCAATCCTCGAAAAGAAGTTGTTTTTGCACAAATAGAATCAGCGGGGGGAATTGATAACTACAAAGGTCAAATCATTTGGATTTCGGAAGCAGGGAAACAAACTTACCCTAAGCCAGTGCATGATTCTGTGGTGTCTCAAATGTCGACAGAAGAAGGGCTTGGAAATATTGCGAATAGGAATGCAAGAAATAATTTTCTGCCATCAAAGGCTCTTGTTACAAGAAAAGGTCAAGATGTAGCAGATACAGATGACTATCAGCCGGATGATACAAGCATTTCCGATGCTCTTACTATGGTGCAAGGAGACCTAAGCACTGGAAAAATGTTGCATCTTGAAATTGAACATGATGAGGAAATGCCCACTGTTTTAGATTTACAAGGAACAAATTACGACAAAGACTATGAGGTTACAACAAGAACGACAGGGCAAAAGATTTATGCCGCTTTCAATCAAGAAATCTGGTATCGTATAATGAACGGCTCTATCGGTTTTTCTTCTGAAATTCTAACAGATGCCTACGAATATTATTCTACAGTTACCAGTAAAGAGCGCCGAATGATTGAACGAGGATTCGATAAAATTTTCAAACATTGGTATCGAATGGATAATTTGTCTATGGATTTTACAATTCAACCCTTAAAATTTATTTCAAGTGGAACATCTAACAACACCGAATAACATACGAAATAACGTTCGTCCAGTAAGCAAACATTTGGAAGATGGTAGAATTAAAATTTACATCAAAGAAGCAGAGCAATTGAATATAAAGCCGCGTATTGGTGATGCCTTGTATGTTGATTTAATTAAATATGTTAACTCTAATGATAAAGGGTCTTTTCCTGATGAATACAACACTTTGCTTGAGGGTGGAAATTATATTTCAAAAAATAATTGTTCTGATATAGAATATAAAACGTTTGTTGGACTGATTGAAACGCTAAACTATTATGTATATGCCAAAATAATAAAAAATAATAACGAAACAGTAACTCGCTTTGGATACAATAATAAGAATGATGATTATTCATCTAATACAGAATTGAAAAGGCAGTTAGTAGCCGAAAAAGATGCTTTATCTGTGGCTGATGGCTATATGGCAGATTGCATTAATTATCTAAAATCTAATTCAGCGAACATTCCAAAATTCAAAAGAGCTGGCAAAGCAAAAAACAGGTTAAGAATATCAATTATAGGAAATTAATATCATGGCAGTACAAACAATACAACAATTAAGAGAACAAGCAAATATCATTAAAAATGAAGTTGAGGAGTCTGCAAATGATGCTTGGCGTGTTGGTGGGATGCACGCAGATACGATTGATACATTTGAAAAGATAACGGATGAGAACAAAAAAAATCTTAATACCCACACCTCCGACAAATCCGTCCACATTCAATATCTTGGCAATATAACCAATTTTGACAGTGTAAGACGCGAAGGCTTCTTTTCCTATGGCGATTCAAGCGGTACTCTTACTTTTCCACGCTTATTAATCGTAAGCTTTCAGCCCAATGTAGGCATTCGTCAATATCGATTTACTGTAGAGGGTATAATTACGCGTACTTTACCGTGGCTATCTGAAAATTGGAGTCCTTGGGGTCCACTCACTGATGAAGTTGATTTAACCGACATAGAAAAGAAGCTAGAAGAAGTAGCATCTGACTTCATATCGCATGAAAATAATGCAGGTATTCATATTCAATACTTAGGTAACATAACCAATTTTGACAACATACGGAAAACCGGTTTGTTTTCCTATGGCGATTCAAGTGGCACTCTTACTTTTCCACGCCTTTTGATTTCCGATTTTCAGCTAAATATCGGCATTCGTCAATATCGGTTTACCGCTGAAGGTATCGTAACTCGCTTTTTGCCGTGGTTAGCTGCTGAATGGACCGCGTGGAAGCCCATTGCAGCCGATTTAACAGAAGTAAATAAGCGCATTGATGATCTAGAAGACAAAGTAGACGATCTGGCCGGAAAAGTCAATACAGATATTACGGTTATCATCGGTGGAAAAGATATGCCGGCAGACACATCTAAAGACTCGCTTTCGTATCGAAACAAAGTGCTTTCTATCCTTGAAAATTACAATCATTTGCCTGATAATCCACAATTTGGTGACCGATTTTGTACTCTTTCCGTTGCGCCAATTATTTCAAAGATTGGAGTCGTAACTATTTTATCTGAAGAAATAAGCAAGTTTATTTCTTTCTTTATCGCAACCGGTGATACATCTGAGTTAGATACAGAAACAATATACTATTTGCAAGACACGTTTTTTGTCAATTTGACCAATCATCGAAATTTAACCTTTGAAAATTGTCGTTTAATATATCGCTTTAATAAATGGGTATTAGCCGACCAAGATGATCAGTCTATTGCTTATGAACCGGATGAAATTCTTGATTTTGGTTTTCTGCATAGCTCAGATAGAAGCTCATGGATTCATGAACTATTGCCGGCTACTGGATATTCTATATTT